CGACGCACCAGAAGTTCCTGGGGTCGTAGACGCTAGGTCGTTCTGCAGAGTATAAGGATCAGTCGGGTTCGCACCAACTGGAACAAGAGTGTTAGTAGACTGTGGCATCCTAGACTCCTACAGGCTCTGTCTGGAGATTACGTAGTTTATATCACCAGTGCAATTTACAGACGTATCAACGGTGAAACTGGAGATACCTCTGCTCGTGACTGCAGCAGTCACGTAAGGTGACGGAACGTCCAGAGTAACTACGTATTCTGAGTCCGGTTGTAGAACCTGAAAGTTTATTGTTTCAGAATTCGAGTTCAAGAATGACACGAATCCAGCCACCGTTGACTCAGACAAGGTGGGGGACCCAGAAATGGTGGAAGCCGTTCTACGGGTGCTGTTTCTTAGGATACATTGGGTGGTACCACCCAATGAAATGTCTTCTGCATAAGAGAAATACAGGTCCAGTGACCTGTCCCCAACCTGACTTACGGACGCTATTGAACCACAATGCGTGAACGTCACTCCGCCAGTGGTACTCATGTTGGCTATGACGTCGTTTATCCTTTCAGAGTACGAGAACTTGTAAGAGCAGGTCACGTCATTTGGCACGTCCGAGACTGGGTCGTAAGACAATTCTACGTCGTTCACCCATTCAGTGTCGTACACCGAGAACAGGGCACAGTTAGAAACTGACACCGAACTGGTGCTGCTGGACCCCTCGAAAGTTCCGCCGGATACCCTGATGTGGTTTACGGTGTCTGCTAGTATCTGGTATCCGCCCAGACCACTGGATACTAGCTCGCAGTTGTTTATACTTATAGACCCGTCCCCAACCAGATTTCCAGCGGCACTGCCACCAGACAGATTAGGCCCTGACACTGACGTTCCACCCGCTGGGGTGGTAACAGACGACAAGGTTATGCTGTTCCCAGCCGGTCCAGCGTCTAAGGAGGTTATGGTAACCACATTTCCGATTGAAGAAGCCTGAACCAGAGTGCTGAAAGAGTTATTAGAATCGTTTATCGCGTTCACCAGTTCCGCTGCTATACCACTGGGGAAGCCGCTACTTACAGAGAAGTTATTGCTGCCCGAAGTCCTATTGCCAGCGGTTCCAGTGAGGGTTACGCCACTTATCACAACAGTATCGCCAGTTGCCAAGGGGGCGGAATTTATGGTTAGGGTCCCAGAGGCAAATGCATCTGCTCCCAGAATGCTAATACAGGACGTGCCGTCAGAGGAGTTAACCACCTTCACGTCTGTTATTATGACGCTCTTCGGAGTCGCCAAGGTAGAAGAGCTTATGCGTATTGTGTCTTTATCCGACACGTTGGTTATAGTGACCCCACCTAACCCGACCAAGCACACACCGTCTTTCTTGATTGAGATTTCCTCTTGGTATTCACCCGGAAACACCAATACCAAGGACGGTGCAGAAGCACTTGAAATGTTGGGGATGGCGTCGATTGCATCCTGTATACTGGTGTAAGCGGCACCCTGACCCGCTCTACCAACGTAGAACAAGCCAGTTATGTTTTTGATCCCCACGAGTTCCCTTAGGAGGACCCCGGAACTTATAATTGCGTCTACAAATTTTAGGGACCCGTCACTGGAATCCCTAGACAAGGTTAGAGTGTCACCGCTTCCCGGTTGTACCTGTAAAACGTCTACTAAGAGAGGGGGCTGAGGCATATTAGGGTTCACCCTCGTTTGGGGATTCACCCATTTACGGATATAGGCGTCCTACCGGAGTTTATACCCGTAAGCCCTCTTGTCCTTCGGGGACCCTGGGGGGATATTCTTGGACAGGAGGGGGGTGACCCCATCGGTTCCCACCACAGGGGGATCTGTTATTCTATCACCCTTGCCATCCCTAACGGGCGGCATCAGTGACCCCTGACCGGAGAACTGGATTCCCTCTACCTCTCCGTTCTCCCATCCAAGACCATCGGGATTCTTGTATCCTTCTTCGTAAGCAATCCTCGTTAGGTACTTGTAGGCGACCCTGAGGGCACTTATAGGGGAAGGGTTAGACATTTTGTACCTCTTTATTTGGCAGGAAGGGAAAGAAGGGTAGCGAAGAAAGATTCGTCCTTCGCGGACACCTTGTTCTTCGCCAACTCGGGGGTGACCCCAATCGCACCAGAAAGTGCACCCAGAGTCTTGGCACCGATGATCCCATCTAGTTCCCCGATGGAGAACCCGGCGCGTTGCAGCAGAGCTTGCACGACACGTTCGTAGGTCTGCCACTGTCCCGCGTGCCCGACGAGCAGCGCGCCACACAGGGCACCCTGCTCGTAGCCGAGACGGTCGTAAGCCCCCGTGAGTTCTCCCCAATAGTCGAGGTGCCACGACTCGCTCGCGCCCTCGTCGGGGGCCTTGATAATAGGCTTCCATCCGAGGGGCTTGCAAATTTCCCACATGCGGTCGAGTTGCTTGTTGGCAGGGATGTTCGGGAAGTTCAGCATACCAACGTGGAAGTCAACAGCGCGACCCCCGTTGTGGTTCGACTTGCCGGGGAGAGCCACGAAGTCGGATTTCATGGTGGCTGCGTTGTAAGCGTGTGCGGTACGCGGAGGCTTGCCCGCCGCAACCCACCTGTCGTACTTTGCCCGAAGCGCAACCTGCACGGCTACGTCCCGGTGGAGTTCCGTCACGCGGAAGTCCCCGCCCACGCCCATGACGGCGTAATGTAGGGCGAGCAGGGCAGATGCGACTTCGGGGGCAGCAACGCCCATTTTGGTTTCTGCGAGGGGGCGCAGGCTGGAACGAGACCCACCCGTCTTCCCGTTTTTATCGTATGAGGACAGGATGATCGGGTCCACTTTCACTAAGCACATGGCGGGCATCGTTTTACTCCGGTATACTCTTGATAAGGCGGTTCTCTGCTCTGCGAGACTGGGACATCACAGGAATAAGATGTTATACACCTTCCCTGAGGAATTTATAAAAGGTATAACGTGGTTTAGGAGAAACAAATGCTTTATGAATGCCCACTGATATGGTATGGTACATGGGAAACCCCAGACGGATTGAAGTTAGCGGGTTTCCACCTTTGGGACAAGCTTGGCAGGTGGGCTGGGGTATACAGGACCGCCACCAGAGCGTTTGCTGAGTCCAAATCTGTGGCGTAAATACAGATCAACCGCCCCCTCGTTTTTAGTGAGGGGGCGGTTGATTAAGATTCCAGATTTTTCAGTTTACGGTTTCTTCCCAGAGACCCCTGCCCTGCTCGACCGTGATCCTAGCGGTTCCAGCATCCCGCATGATCTCGATGGTCGCCATGAATTGAAGGTCCGGACCATCTATAGTCACTGTGGCGGTATCTGAACCTTCTTCACCCGGAACTATCATCCGGGTTTCACCCGATGCGAGAACGTATCGCGCCCTCATGGTTTCTGACATGGAGCGGACTGCCCCAATCGCTTCCCTGTGGGTGAGGTCAGGGGAAGGAGGGACGGATAACACGCTGTCGTCGGGCATGACCAGAACGAATCCCAGTGGGGTTTCCTTGTGAGTATTCTGGTAATCCTTGGTGAGTTCGATCAATTTATAAAAGATCTGCACGGCTGTGTTCTTGTTCATAGCTTTTATCTCCTGACCTTTTATACAAATGCTTCCACGTATGAAATTATATGGTGCCCCGAGTGGGATTCGAACCCACCCTACAGAGATTTTAAGTCTCCTGACTCTGCCGCTGGTCTATCGGGGCAATCTGAGATTAGAATACACCGTCGAGATTTGTAATCTATCTCGGTGGTGTGGCTATTCGAAATCACGGGATTGGGCAAACCGCCCTTATAACCGAGGAGACCTCCCATGATCAAGTACTTTATCCCGTTCCTGTTCGTTCTTTCCGCCTGTACGGGCGAGAAACCCGAGGACAGCAGCAAGGACAGCGCGGCACAGGCCGAGTAGTCTAACCTGCTAAAACCACTGACCCCCATAGGGAAGTTTATTCCTCCCTATGGGGGTCAGTCTTGTGTGTGATGGCCTCTCAGGCAGGAGTCGAACCTGCGACCCGCAGCTTAGAAGGCTGCTGCTCTATCCTGCTGAGCTACTGAGAGAAAGTCTCTGTCTTTCCAGAGTGTCAAATCGGAATTGATTGCGGAGTTACGCGAATGAAGCCTGTTAATTCAGGAACCCTCCGCAATCAAAACAGTCCTTACGATTATTGGAAATGGTGGGCGGGGTGGGGATTGAACCCACGACCGGTCGGATATAAGCCGACTGCTCTGACCGCTGAGCTACCCGCCCATGGGGGTTAGTGGTCATCTTTTGAGCAGATTTAATGGCGTTCCAAATCGGTCTAGCTAAATCTCAAAATTTCAAAGTGGCCTCCCGAGCAGGAATTGAACCTGCGACCCCAGGTTTAGGAAACCTGTGCTCTATCCATCTGAGCTACCGGAAGAATGCTCCTTTTTACATTCAACGGGGTCTTTGTTTATCCCCCCATCAGGATCGGGAAAGTTCACTTCTGAAGGAAATGGTGGACGAGAAGGGGATCGAACCCTCAACTTTCGGCTTGCAAAGCCGACACTCTCCCATTGAGTTACTCGCCCATTTAGTTTACAGTAGGGGATCCCCTACAAACAGCTTTTCTGGAAGGTTTTCAGAGAACTTCATTTCCGGGGGGACCGCTAACAGAACCATCGACCCCCACCAAAACCATCCTACCTCGTCTAATTTGTTGAGTTCATCCCCGATCTTTGGGAGACAATTGAAGGATTGCACGGTCTTTTCCCCGATCGCACAAAGGAATACAGGCTTAGGGCCAGAAGGTCACGTTCTGGACCTAAAGACTTCAGCCACACGAAGAGTTGTTCGATCGATTCATCAGTCGGGGTTGTCTCGTACAATCTTGGGAGATTTTCAGGATTGAATTTAGTCGGAGATTTTTGTATTGGGTATCCAACTTTTATCTCCTGTCTTTCTCTAAAAGACTGCACGGAAGATAGAAGATTTAGGGAGTGCCTTGGGTGGGATTTGAACCCACACTCTCTACGAGAATCCGATTTTGAGTCGGACGCGTCTACCATTCCAGCCACCAAGGCGAATAAAGTTAGAATGTGGTGGGACCGCTGGGATTTGAACCCAGGACCAGCGGATTAAAAGTCCGATGCTCTACCAACTGAGCTACGATCCCAGAGTCTCTGTCTCTCCAGAGTGTCAGATTTTGTTTACTTCGCCCACTCTCTGTGCTTATCATGGTTGGGGTGGAAGGATTCGAACCTTCGAATAGCGGAGTCAAAGTCCGCTGCCTTACCACTTGGCGACACCCCATCTGCAGGTGGCAGTCTAAAGTGGAGCCTTTGACGGGGATCGAACCCGTGACCTCATCCTTACCAAGGATGCGCTCTACCACTGAGCTACAAGGGCACACGACCGAAATGCAGGTACTCTCCCTGCTGTCGCACCACTCAAGTCTCAAAGGCTTCCCCAGGTGTCGGGGTCTCCACATCTGACTCAAGCCATCTTTCATAGACGTAAAGTGGTCGTTTCAGAGGGAGGGGAATTTTTTGGTGCGCGGGGAGGGACTCGAACCCTCACGCCTTTCGGCACAGGTTCCTAAGACCTGCGTGTCTACCATTTCACCACCCGCGCATAAAACATTTATGGTAGTCGAGGTGGGACTCGAACCCACAACCCCCGCCTTGTAAAGGCGATGCTCCGCCATTGAGCTACTCGACTGTACGGAAGCGGTGGGATTCGAACCCACGGTAGCCTTCCGACTACGACGGTTTTCAAGACCGTTGCCTTAGACCACTCGACCACGCTTCCTGTGTTTAATGAAGAGGGTTCCTGTGACCGGACTCGAACCAGCGAGGTGACCGACAGAGGTTCAGTTATGCCTCCGTCTACCCCGGAACCAACACAGAGAGTCTGACCTCTCCAATATTATCCCACAAGCATGAATTTGATTTTTGAATCCCCACCACTCAATCTGCACGGATAACCTTTGCAGGTCAAACTTTCTAACCATGCTAAACGCAGATGTCACCGGTTGCGAGTGACGCCGATTATCCGGCAATCTGTGGTGGGGAAGTGGCTCCCGCTCCCTGACTTGAACAGGGGACCCTCTGATTAACAGTCAGATGCTCTAACCAACTGAGCTAAGCGGGAATGAAGTGGGTTCCCCTGCCCCTCGAAAGGGGGCATAAAGGGTGGGAACCCGTTACCCTTCTTCTTTGTCGGGCTTATAACCATTTAGAAGAAATTCTGGCATCCCCCTGTTTAGAGGAGACGTCCGACAGTTGCGTTGTCAAAGAGTCAACCCTTAGAGGGGTTAGTCCCTAGGCTCTTCCAGCCTGTTCCGTTGACCTTGAGATTGATTCTTGACCCTAGGACGGAGCATCAGGGTGGCCCTTTGAGGACCATCCTTCTGTTGATCCTGAGGATGGAACACCAAGATGGTCACCTTTGAGAGGTCCACCATAATCGGAAGATCAGTGCTGCCAATGTAGTACTCGTCACCGTACTTGTCTTCCCTGACTACGAGGGGGATCTCCAACTGATTCATCCGTTCTACCTTGTGTTAGTCTATCAGTTTATTACCATCGCTGGTGTGGCGGAGACGGGGAGATTCGAACTCCCGGTACCTTTTGGGTACACACGATTTCCAGTCGTGCACCTTAAACCACTCGGTCACGTCTCCCTACGTGGGGATTTTACCCATCAAAAAGTCTAGCCTTATTCATTCTAAATAGGAGAACTAACGGTTTGCGTCAAGATCTCCGGGTAACCCTTGACGAAAGCCTCCAGAAGGAGGGGGAATTCCCGCTTGATCGACTTTGCGGTGCTTCCCATGTCACCTTCGTAGACTGACACGTGGTCGGATAGAACAGAGTCTACCATCTTCTGTCTAGCCCAAAAGTGCATAGCTACAATCACCGCAGGAGGGAGGGACAGTACCATCTTGGCTTCTTCACTCAATTCATCTTCGGATTCCACGGCGGCAGTGCAGGTCTTCGCAAGCACGTACTCGGCACTGTCATTGTCGATGTTTCGCCATGAGGGTACGTAAGATTCAGACCTGCCGTCAAGATCACACAGCTCCAGAGCCATCCTCAAGCACTCCGCAAACGAGTTCCCCACGAGGAAGTCACCAAATTTGCTCCAAGCGATGGTATCCGAAGAGATCCGCCACACTGGATAAGTGGTGGTGGTGTAATTCCCGTCCTTATATTTCCAAGAACGGGATAAAAGGATGAGTACGAGGAGTCTGTGTTCCAGCGAAATCTTGATACCCTTATTGGTATAAGAAGGGTTCTCGTTCATCTTGCGAGCAATATCGGTCGTGTTTTCATCAGTGATGACATCCCACGGACTGATTTCTTTATGAATCATTTTGTAATCCTCACATCCTTTTATACAAATGTCAAGAGTTCTGTAATTATTCCGCTTTCTTCTTTAGCTTCTTGATCTTCGTGGATTCTTCGGACTCGGACTCTTCCTCCGCTTCTTCATCCTGAGGTGTTGCAGCTTTCTTAGGCTTGAACTGGTGCACCACACATTTGTTCAAGGCGTCTACATTGTGTCTACAGTCATTGGCAATCCCACCTATATAAAGACCAGTATCAGGATCTGAGCACAATCCGGGCCATCCCGGACTAGATTCCTTCTCGGGAGTTCTTCTGACATTTTGTGGGATGGGGTGCCACAGTCCCTTCACATCCCATCGGATACTAAGGTAAGGCTTCGTGAGGGGATTTCCCTTCTTCAGGTATCCCGACGCCTTCAGGAATTCGTGGCAGCAGTATCCAGCCTCAACTGCCTGCTTGTGGAGTTCGTCTTCCTCGTTATCGACCATCCAGTTCAGGTGGCCGCACTTCATAACCCCACTCTTGTAGGACCTCTCTGGAGGAATGCTATCCACTTCTTCGGGTTCAGGAATTTCTTCGATCTGGTCCACAGGAGGGGAGGCAAGAATGGGGATAACTACGTCTCCTTTCTCTTGAGATTCGGGTTTCTGCTTGGGCTTTGTTTCTTTCTCCTTTTTAACCGCTTGTACCTTAGGTGGTGCGACAGGAGCTTTTACCTCTTTCTCTGAGGTCGATGGTGCCGGACTCTTTTTCGCCCAGTTTTCTACGATTTGTTCAAAAGTAAGTTTAGACATGGTGTTTACCTTCCAAGCGTTAGTCCAGTTATAGGTCTCTTCTCCTGAGGAGAAAAGTGTGAGTAAGGAGATACAAGCCGGATTCCCATGCCCTCACCTCATCATAGAGGAAAGCGTGGATCTGGACGCAGACCGCAGATCCTTGTACACTTCGGCTCCTGTTTCCAACTCGGGTGGAGTTAGGATTCTGGTGAACGACGAGTTATACATTCCTTCCAGTGGTTTGTATACCCAGGCTTCTTTGTATGGTGGCAAAGGACCCTTCAGAGTGGAGAAATGTTCTGGCCTCTCTGGGGCCAATGGCACTCTGTTCGGGGTTGAAACTTCCGTTGGTAAAACCGAGATCTTTTTACCCGTGGGGGCCAGAATAAGCCTTTCGGACATGGTGAAAGCCCTGAGGATAAGCGCGATAGCGAACATAGCGTTGGTCTCCATGGACAACGATAGTCTTAGGATAACCGATACCGAAAAGACTGGGACTAGCTCCTTAGTTAAAGTCCACGGTAGGGGTGCTAATTTGCTGGGGTTTACTCAGATGGGGAAGAGGGGTAACGAGTTGTTCCCACCGTGGGAAGTGGTTTCCAAAAGGGACGTTTATCCCGCGTCCTATGCGGCTGGCGTGACTTTGGTCCCAGCCAAGTACCCAAGATTCGTTAGGCCCCTGCAGGGAAACCAGAGCATCAAGGTCACTTATCCTTGCATGCCAGAGAGGTGCTCTAGGTGCAGAGCTACCTACGTTGAGAACGATTATAAATTTGACCCGACTGGAGAGATAATAACCATTCAGAATGAGAACCTTTTGTATCAGGCTTGTTTGAAGGCCATCCTGACCGTAAAGGGCTCTAACCCTTACCATACAGGGTACGGGTCTAGAATTATGAGCAGGATAGGACAAAAGAGCACCCTCCTGAGTGCTTCCCAGATTAGGGAAGACATAGTACAAGCTTTAAGCAACATACAAGCTCTGCAAAACGGGCAGAGAAAGTACCAGCAGGTAACCGATAAGGAACGCTTATACAGAGTATCCAGTGTGAACGTGAAAAACACCCAGGACCCCACCACTTTCCTCGTGGACGTGGTGGTGGTTAACGGGTCTAACCAGCCAGTCTCTATCAATATCACCTACACGGCTCCGGGTGCAATCGCCTTAGCAGGTTCCAACGGGAAGTCTCTAGGCACCGAAGCAGTCGGCGTACAACGAATCTTAATCGGTGAGTAACCTACATGTCTGTTACTGTCCCACAGGTATACGGTCCGGATGGCGTCTTGAGGGGCGTTCTGGTGTATTCGACCACTTTGCAGAGAACCTTCTTCAACGGTGTGTTGCCAGACGATACCATTGAAGTCCAAGTATCCATAAACGGGTCTGGGTTCACCTCTGATAACTCAGTCGTGGAATGGGGTGACGGTACGTGGACGGTTCCCAATCCCTACTACGAGCCGGATGGTTTAGTCCTTCTTGAGGGGTCTAACTCGGTGCAGCTGAGGGCCATACTCCCCTCTGGGTCAGTCACCCCCAGTGTGGAAATTCAAGCGACCCTTGTGTCCTCCAGTGGTGTTACGGCTGTTCCCCCCACCAACATCTCCGTGGAGCAGAAGAACGAATCAATAGTTATAAGCATTGAAAAACCCTCTGTGTCTGCAGGATACTTCCGTGGGGTGAACTTTTATGCCTCCTTGTATGAGGGAGGTGGGGTAACTGGTTACTCCATGATCAATGTGAACAGAATAACCGATTATGTGACAGTTCAGGAGTCCAACACCTTCGCGGCACAACTGGTAGACATTCCCGTGAAGGTTGATAACAACGGGGTCCCCGTAGCAGACCCTTTATACTTCCGTATCATAGGAAGGCAAGAGGACGCCAACGAGGTTGTCCTACAGAATGATTACGACGAGTCTTATCAGGTTCCGGAGACCGCTAGAACCATCCAACTCCAGACGACCCTAAGTCAGGTCAGGAATGTCGTTCTGTACCAATTCCTCCATAACCGGAGTTATGGGCCTAATTCCGTACCTTCTACGATTATGAACTCCGCGTTCACCAACACCAGTGCTTCGCAGCCTCTTTATTATGTGGCAACAGCGGTGTACTACGACCCTTTGCAGAATCTTGAGTACGAGTCTTCCTTCTCTCAAGAAGTGGTGGGTAAGCCAGCAACCGTCACCACTGCAATAGGGTCCTTCCCGACTGTCAACAGACAGGATATCCTTCAGGAATTCGTGAAGGCGATTTTCAGGTCAAACCCTCAGATAAGGGTTGAGGCTGGAAGCGTCCTGAGAGACACGGTTATAGACCCCTTTACCTCTGAATCCGAGAGACTAAGGTTCTTGCTGGACTTTTACCATCGCGCCCGCACGCCATCCCTATTGCTTCAAATAGACGACCCCACCAATTCAGGTGTTAGTGTACCTGTCAGCCAAAGTGCTTATAAGCTCGGTCTCAAAAGTGCCCTCTACATAGACACCGCCGCTGATACCCAAGCTCTGATAGACTCAGCCTTTGACGCTTATTCTAGCAACCTCGGGGTTACCAGAAGATCTGGTGTTTCTTCCAGAGGGGAAGTCACCTTCTTCACCTCGACACGCCCTCAGTCTACCATAGTTATACCTCTCGGTTCTCAGGTATCCGGTGGGGGCGTGACATTTTCCACCAATAGGACTGCTTCTATACCTTATGACCAACTGGCGTCTTATTACGATCCGGTTTCTGGTTATTATAGGGTGAATGTGCCCGTAACCGCCAGTATCACTGGCAGCAAAACCAACGTAGGCTCGGGACAGATCAAATCTGTAGTTTCCAACATAAACGGATCCATAAGGGTAACGAATTCCGCAGCCATGGTGGGTGGTAGGGACGTGGAATCTAATCTGGACATGGTCGTAAGGACCCAGAACCGGTTAGCATCCGTAGATTCTGGTACCGCCCGTGGGTACCTGCAAACCGCCGCCGACGTTCCGGGGGTTGTAAAGGCTAACGTGGTATCTGCGGGTGACGCTCTCATGCAAAGGGACCTCAATTCAAGTGGGGTTCACAAGGGAGGGAAGGTAGAAATATGGGTTCAGGGCGAGAACATCGCGACCGTCACCGATACGTTCGCTTTCACCTTCGTTATCTCTCAAGATGTCCACTTCGAGATCGTCGGGGATCCTTCAAGTCTCACCTTCAGAGCGGTGGACTCCAGCCTGAGTGAGATAGACCCCATCGTGGAGATGCTGGACAACGCTACCATAGGATACGCGTTCGTGAACGCTTCCACGGGGGACAATTTCGACCTCACCAATGTCAGCATACTGACTTACAACACTATACAATTGGACACCAGCTTAGTCCAGCCATCGGTTGATCTGACCGACGTGGTTTTGGGTTCTTATCGCAAACGTCTCGGCAACGAATTCGTTCTGCCACGCCAACCAGCGTCTTCGATTACTTCTGTGGTCGGTACGGAGAGTGGAACTCTCCCGGTTGACTCTTATCTATTGGTGTTCCCGGACGACCCTCTGGACACTGGCAGATCCGCGCTGGCCAAGGATTATCTCAGGGTTGATGGATACGTTGATACTACCACTGGTCAGACCATACCGAGTGGCTCAACCATCTCGGTTGTAGACGAGACCCACGTTCTGATAGGTCAGTACCCAGAGTATTTGGACAATCTGGGGGCTAGTTACCTGACCGTGGTGGTGAAGAGTAGCGACGGTCTGGTGATCTACGCTGGCCCGAATGACCCCAGTGGGGTCCCAGATTATCAGATAACCGTGGGGTCTCAGACCCAGGCTCTGTCCGTCACCAGAACCAACAACAGCACCATCCCTAATGGTGGATCCGTTCTGATCTCCTACCAGCACGACGAGAATTTCACGGTCACCTACACCACCAACCTCATAGTCAGTCTGACTCAGGAATCTGTGGACGCCAACAAACACGCCACCGCAGATGTCATAGTGAAAGAAGCAGTTCCGGTTCCGGTTGACGTAGAATGTACTATTCTTCTGATCAGGGGGAGGGATCCCAGCACTGTTGACGCTTCCCTCAGGACTAATATGAGTAACTTCTTCTCCAATCTGAGGATAAGTGACCCGGTTCGTCAGTCGGACATAATAGACGTGATAGAAAGAACCACTGGTGTTTCCTACGTCATAATCCCCCTCACCAAACTGGTCAGGCAAATAGGGTCGACCGTAGTTAGGGAGTCCCTATCCACTGATACCGCTGCCGAGAGCAGCCTACTGGTGGGACTCACCACCAATTCAGCAGTAGTCTACATTCTAAACCAGGCCTTGTCTTCCGCCACCGTGGACGGGGGAGGTGTGGAGGGCGAATTCAAAGCGGTGTTCCAAGACGACCTTGCCACCCAGCTTCTGGGATCGGGTGCCCCTATCAACACCCTTGGGACTTCGAGTGGTCTGTCCTACGTCATAGGTTCAGACGGTAAGTCCATAGGCGGATACAGTGACGATGCCACTCTCATAGCAGCTGGATACACCACTACGTCCCAGATAAAAAGCAGGAGGTTAGAACTCACTGCCAACAAAGTTCTGGTGTCCTTCTCTCCAGGCGATAACCCGACTGCCCATACCTACACGGTCACATACGTGGTGGGTTCGGATTCTGGAGCTAAGAACATAGAGACTGGAGCGGCTGAATACTGTAAGGTGGGGTCTCTGACTTTCACCTACGACGAGGATCGCTGATTTACGTCGGGGATTCTAGGATCCCCGACCCCCAACCCGCGACACCAGATAGAATCCTCAGGTGACCACTGGGTTCTGGATATTCCGCGTTTCCCCTTCTTCAAAGCCCTTTCCGCCTTCAGGGCTTCTGACTGGCCATAATAAGGGCCGTGAATTGCCACCATCAACCATGGTCGATGCTGGGAGGTGTATATCCCCCCGCCTTTGATTATACCATTGTGCTGTCGTATTCTGCGAATCAGATCGGTGGTGCACCCTACGTAAAAAAATCCCGGTAGGGGTTTCCCTCTCTTCCCATATCTGATCTGCTGGGACTGAATTACATAGACGTACCATTCTTTTTCACTGTCACTCTTCATCTGAATAGGGCCTGTATTCTTTCACCACATTCCGCACTAGTTTCAGTACCCTTCCGGGTTCCTTGGCTCCGGATGCCACGAGAATGTCCATTATCTCTGATTTCTTGTTCCCGTCCGAAATCAGCCCGAAACAAGTCTTCCCGGTCTCTGGGTTTAGTCCCCTTTCTTCGCATTTGTCAACAATAAACCCGTGGATCTCTCTGATCGTGGAGTCCATCTCTACCTTCTCTTGTTGAGAAGGGTCGACAGTGGCCAGATCTGCCAATGCAACGTCTTCAATCTCTCCATCTTCACCGATGGATCCGACTGATTCGTAACGCCTGATCCTTGAGGACTTTCTGTTGTAATTGGATAGTATACATCCAGTCACCATGTGAACGTAGTGACCTAGGGATGATTTAGCAGGATCAAACGGACATTTCCCGGTGTTCCTGACCAGTATCCCCTGATAAACCTCTTGTAGCACGTCCTCGGGTTCGTAGCCCAAGAACACCACACGTCTTGAGAAACCAGCAAAGAAAAGTCTTCTGACATCCCTGTGGTACTTGCTCAAGTCTATACCTAACCCCGTACTGGACCGATCCACCACAGTTATGTTCTTGTTCCCCTTTATCTTCTTGGGGCTGAAGACCGACAGGGAGGTGTCCATCATCCTCCTGTTCGTGGCTTCTTTCAGGAACAGGGACGCTATATCGACCTCGACCGGGTGGTTCTGGTTCCTGAAATAACTGTCAAAAGTGACCCTGGGATCCTTTACCCCCTTGGTGACGGACTGAACACCGTTCACCACTGCCATTATCGTTTGCCTAGCAGAGGGATACCTTATGGCACCCGATGGCCAGTGCACCACGAACCCGTTGGCATCGGCCTCGACCATGTGATTCCCGTGTTCCATCCTAGCATAAAATAAACCTTCCCTGCGTATATACACGGGCACCTCTTGAACTTTTGTAGTATTTACACGTAAATAGCTTTGAGACTTCCCCCTATCTTTTGTCAAGAAAGGCATATTATTCATTAGGCAGTTTATAGGGGTAATATCCGGGAGGGTCAAACAGACCATGAAACGCCTTTCAACTTATCTGATAAGTGATAGGTCCCTCCCGGTAGAGGGGGACGTAGAAACCGATGTCGTAATGAACCATGAGATGGTTGGTAAGATCGTCGAAGTTTCTAAGGAAGCCGGGGGGAGTCTGATAGCCCTCAAGGGTTACAGAGCCGAAGTGACCGGCGTGTTCTTAAGATTCGGCAAAGTAGTGGGGTACAGAGTCAAGATAAAGGACAAGGTCCACTTCGGTTCTGGCAAGGACTTTTACACCGAACACATAATGCTGGAAGACATCCAGCCTCCCACTGCTGTGTCCGAGAACCTTAAAGAAACCCTCTCACACTGGGGGAGACAGAGAGATTACTGGAAAAATGACCCATCCGGACTGGAATCCATCTGCTTCAGTTTAGCCTCCATCACCACCAAGTGTGACGTCGTTATGAGTGAAAAAGGATGGGAGTTCACCATCCCAGGCATCATGGGAGGAGAGTCCGCCTCCGCGCTGTTCCCGTATATTTCACACGATTCCTTCTGGTCCACCTCTGCCATAGTATTCCCAGAGAGGAAGAAGTACGTAGAAAGTGAGGATATAAGCGACCACTGGGAGAGAGTCTTCACTTGGGCTATGAAGGGAACCGTCCCAGCTTGGGAGTCTAGACTAGCATCTAGGCAGTTAGCTACCAGAAGGGTTTTGGTCCCGATGAGCAAAAGGATCATGGAAAAAGCCCTAAGTACCAAGTACAGGCTGACCAAACAGGCAGTGGATATGGACTACTCTATAGGGTTCTCTTCCATAAGACTCTTGCCTAACACCGTTGGACTCAACGAGCCCCCGACAGACCGCCGCCCTTATACGGTGATATCGGTGCTCCCCAGCGTTGCCAAGGATATGAAATACTTAGAACAGGTCGTAATGCACGAGTGCATCCATGCTGTTGTGGGTTCCAACGGTGGGGAACCTCACAATAGCATGTTCAAAGAGATAGCGAAGATTATGGGTCTGGAACCCAAGTATAGGGACTAGGGAGACTTCTTGCTTCGGGGAAACTTCTTGGTTTCCTCCTGTCCCCATGGCAATTCTTCGAGAACCAAATGCCCCTGCTGGTTAAGGGCCAATTTGGCTTCCGTGATCGCTACCTTCTGTGAAGTGTAGGGGCCGAGTTCGTCGTCAGAAATGAGAACCATCCACCCCTCCGTCACCTGAAAGATTTCTGCCATATTATCAGGTTCTGAGCCCACGGTGAATGGCCAGTCTTGCACCCTGACGAATATGGACCCACTCCCATCCAATTTGGGGATGGGAGGAGTTACCAGACTGGTACGACGCCTAACCACTTCCCTCTGGGCTATAGCGAAGTTTATCGGATCGTCCAAAAGGCTGGCTATGACTTCGTATCTAGTCTGACTTCCCATTTTAAATCTTCCTTTCGTTTACCAGAGGTCGTAAGCAGTCTTGAGCATGACGGTCGCCACTCTGTAGGGACAAGCGTTTGCATTCGGACGACGGTCTTCCAAGTACCCCTTGCCTTCGATCTTAGCCATAAGGGGGATACGGATAGAAGCCGTGCGATCCGATACACCCCATTTGTACTGATCATACCTGCAGGTTTCGTGGCGACCCGTGAGTCGCATTTCAATCCCTTCACCATAAGCAGCAAGGTGTTCCTTGATGTGCTGACCAGCCCGCTCGCACCATTCTTCGATGGCTTCCATCCCGTGCTTCTTGCCAGTGGTTATTTCACCATAAATTGCTTCCAAGTTAGAGGCACGCATCTCAGGGGTAGAGAAGTTAGAATGACAACCAGCACCGTTCCAATCGCCTGGGACGGGCTTGGGGTCAAGAGTGGCGTGGATGCCATATTTCTCACCGAGACGGTACAGAAGCCAACGGGCGATCCAGAGGTGGTCCCCAACCTTGATAGGGTCGAGAGGGCCGATCTGGAATTCCCACTGACCCGGCATAACCTCAGCGTTGATGCCAGAGATCTTGATGCCAGCTTCAACACAAGCAAGCATATGTTCTTCTATTAATTCCCGCCCGAACACCTCGTCAGCACCTACCCCACAATAGTAGGGTCCCTGAGCAGCAGGGAAACGACGGTCTTCCCCGAACCCGAGAGGGCGGGAGCCCTTGAAAAGGGTGTATTCCTGTTCAAGCCCGAACCAGCATTCCAACATGCTCGGATTCTTGCTGACCATATCGCGAAGGACCGCACGGTGATTAGAAGGGTGTGGGGTTTTGTCCGCTCTCAGGACTTCGCACATCACCAGATAGTGGTTCCCACCCTTCCTGATGGGGTCCTTGAAAATGGAAACAGGAAAGAGGACACAATCTGACTTCTCCCCGGTGGCCTGTCCAGTGCTGGAACCATCGAAGCCCCACTCAGGTAGTACAGTGCTACTGGAAATTTCGCCATTTTCACGGAAAACAGGCCTGAAGTGTTCCATCACCTTCGTCTTGGAGCGAAGGGTTTGGGTGGGCTTGGACCCATCGATCCAGATATACTCTAAAAAAGTGGTCATGGTTTTACTCCTACTTTGAATAACCGTCTGATGCCCAACCCCCTCCCTTCAGGGAGAAGGACGTTCTCGACACAAGTTTACCCACTTCCTTGGATTCGCACTTCGGACAGGCTTGTTCTTTATCCCTGTCTCCGGATTTGACCAGAACTTCGAACACGTTAGCGCAAATCTTGCACTTATAATCGTATAAAGGCATAAGGTCTTATCTCCTATATCAGAATTTTACCGATCCCGTATAGGAGAAATCATGGAGAAGTTTCTCAGGTGCTCCAGAGGTGTAACCCGCAGACCGGAATCCAAGAGGAGAATTCAGGCCAGTGCCTGTGGGACAACGCTAATTCGCTGCACTTGCCCCATTTGCAAGTCTCCCCCTCTTCAATAGGGAAGGCGGGTGTAGAACCAGACTGGTTCTCCCCAGATGGAAGAATAGAGATTATGTTGTTCTCTTGAGTACCTTCTGGCTCTTGGGCCGGAACCGTTGTATTTCCTGATTGCATCTTGAGTATCTCCTTTTGTCGAGTAATAAAGCATAGATAAGATATAAGACACCGACTGCAGATTGGTTAGGGGATCATAGAGTTCCGACTTGGTACGGATGATACCCTCTTTCTGGAGGACCTTCAGCCAAGATTTGGGACTCACTTGACCCAGACCTATCTCACCGGATGAACCAGTGACGTCTGGATCACACGCGGATTCCTTGTACACTGTCAGAGCCAGAAGCCTAGGATTTATCCCCCTCTCTTCAGCAGCCAATTGCACCAAGATATCGAAATCTTGGGGTGGCTCTGACTTACAATGTTCCGAGTAAGGCTCTGGAGACACGGGGGCGGTTACGCATTCCGAGTCGCCCGTTTCTGTGAAATCAGGACCGATATCTGCACAACCGAGTAGGATGACTATCAGGGTGTTCAAATTTCCCTCGTGGTTTATTGGGGATGAGGTGCTCTCTTTCGATTTCCTTGAGATTCCCAAACCCCCAATACACCCTCTCCCGTTATGCAGTTACCCCCGGTATCCTCTTCTCTCTGTCCAGACGAGACTGAATAGCGGCTTTTACGTACTTCTGATGGATCTCAGGGAATTGCTTTTGCACGTCTTTTCTGGACGGACATTCTGTCTGAGAGTTGACCCATTCTTCAATCATAAACCTTTGATCTCTGTGCTCGTACAAGACCCTAACTCCTTCAGTATCGAGAATGTACCTACTTCGAGGATGCAAACCTACCCGATCGGAATACGGTTGCATCGCGGATGTTCTTCTCAGCTTCTTCTACAACTGCATTGAGTTGCCGGGTGGCTTTCTCGATGCCCGTGGCTTCTCCAACAAGCTGTTCCAAATACCGGGGGTCCTCAAAGCCCCCCTCTTCCTCTATGCGCTGGGTGCTCTCCCGAAAAGCATCTATGAAATCGGATATGGACTTTATGTTTAGCTGAATATTATACATATGTGTAGAAGCAAGATGCTCCTGTACCCACAAGGCTTTGGTCTTGGCCGAAGCCGAAGCCGCAGTCTTCCCTCGGGATCCCACGAGGGTCTCGGGTTCACCCTTGCGAGAAACCGTATGATATGCTGCGACTATTCTAGACGCAGATGGTATCTGGGATGCGGACTTCGTGAGTCCACGTTCATTCATCTGGGAGTATAAAGACGCCCAGGCCCTACTTTCGTCCTTAGAGTCCTCGTAGACGGAGTTCCATACATGAATGGCTTGTCGTGCCGCTGTATCAGAGACATTTTTATAGGTCTTCTCAAGTTTCTTTTTCATATCACCGACGTCGGATTTATTTTCGGCAGAGAATGGCATGTTCATCCTTTAAAGACGAACTAACCGCCTTATAATAAGGCCATTGTGAGGTTTAAAGAACATGGCGATTGTTAATTCTTCGGACACAGATACCACCAGTGGTAGAATCTCCGCAGTCATAGGGAATCTCCCGTTCAGATCCCTGAAGAGGGCGGGGGTAGACTTGCACGTGTTCGTAGAAGTCGTGCCCTTTGATTCAACTTATGAATTGAGATTAGAGGTGATAAAGGGGGATACAAAGGAATGTGCGAAGTCCAACATTCGTAGTATTGACCTCTTCAGGTCTCCCGTGAATCTTGAAGAGGCTATCCAGCAAGAACTGACAAATGTGGCTTCTTGCATCTCCCCATTCGTACATGAATGGGATCCTCGCATAGGAAGCAGTATAACCTTCCACCATGGGGTAGTTAGATACGAGAACTGGCCCTATTGCCCCTTATTCGACAGGAAAGACAAGGAGGATCTGGTAATGTTCTCTAAGTTTAAATCTGGGCACACTGAGGGTATGATTTGCCCTGTGTGCAAGAAGGATTTGGTTTGGAGCCAAAACCCGCATCAGGTTTTAGCGTGGGCTGGGGGGAACCTGTGCTGGGTGCACGATTGGTGCAACGGGAATAATTTCACAGGACTCTGAATCTGTATAAAAAGGTGAAAGAAGAACCACCAATAAAAGGGAAATAGAATGAATTCCACCATCGACAACCTCGCTGCTCGCCTCGTTGAAGCTAGCAACGCCTATTACAACCATGCCCCCATCGTGACTGATAGGGAATTTGATGCCCTAGAGTCCGAGCTTCGTCGCTTGGACCCTTCCCACCCCGTGCTGAAAGCCATCGGTTCTCCGGTGGAGGGCAGCGGCTGGACCAAGGTCAGCCACCCCTACCCTATGGGGTCTCTGGAAAAGGCACAGGACGCCACTGAACTCACCGAATGGGCAAAGGGGAAGCAAGACTTCTTCATTTCCGAAAAGATGGACGGGATCTCGATTCTCCTGACTTACGAAGGTGGTTCCCTCGTTCGTGCTTGCACCCGTGGCGACGGGGTTGTGGGTGAAGATATCACCCGAAACGTAAAGCTCATGCATGGGGTCCCCCATAACGTCCCCGACACCACCACCCTCTACGTTCGTGGTGAAATCGTCTGCACCAAGGCGGATTTCTCCGCCCACTTTCCGGGCGAATCAAACCCCCGGAACACGGCTTCTGGGACCAGCAAGCGGCAGACGGGCTGGGATAAGTGCCAGCACCTCACTGTTTACGCCTACGACCTGAGTCAGGGGTCGGTGATGCCCGCTGAGAAGCAGGGGGAATTTGCTATCCTGCGTAGCTACGGGTTCAAGACCCCGGTTTCTTACTGGGCGGGATCGGTTGGGGAAATTTTGGTAGTCTATCAAGCCTACATCAATTATGCACGCGACGTTTCACCCTACGAGATCGACGGACTCGTGGTGGAACTGAACGACCCCATCGAACAGATTCGGCTTGGTTATACTCCGGATGGTATGCGCCCCAAGGGTGCGATCGCTTTCAAGTTCCCGCATGACTCCAAGCCCACTGTTCTCCTCGATGTGATCTGGCAGGTGGGTCAATCTGGCCGAGTAACCCCGGTTGCGGTGTTCGAACCCGTGGTGCTTGGCGGGGCCAGCATCACTCACGCTTCCCTGCACAACATCGCAAACGTGGATCGTCTCGTCACTGAGTCCAAGAGTCTGTTTCTCGCGGCGGGCGAGTCCATCCTCGTTTCTCGAAGGAACGACGTTATCCCGTACGTCGAGAGCATCCTCACTTCCGGTGGTGTCGGGGAGATTCTGAACACCCCTCACCGTTGTCCGGATTGTGACAGCTCTTTGGTCATGGACGGTGAATACCTCATGTGCCCCAACACCGACGAATGCCCCTCCCAGATCCTTGGTGGGATTCGCCGTTGGATCATGAAGACCGGGGTTCTCCACTTCGGTGAAGCCATGATCGCAGCCGTGGTGGACGCTGGGATGGTGACCATTCTTGGTGACCTTTACAGGCTCGACCTCAATCAGGTTTCCGACCTGAAGGTAGAAGGTCGCAAGGTCGGGGGTGCCGCGAAGCGTGCTCTCGGTTCCCTCCACCAGAACAAGAATCTCACCCTCGACACCTTCGTGGGTTCGCTGGGGATCCCGCTCTGTGGTCGTCGGATGGTGGGGATGCTCATGGAGGGTGGATTCACCACTCTGGAATCCTTGCGACAGGCGACCGTGGCGGAGTTGGCAGCTGTCCCGAACTTCGGAACGGTGAAGGCCGTGGCGTTCAGGGACGGTTTCGACGCCCGAACCAATATGATCAACGACCTGCTTCTTGCAGGAGTGACGATCGTAACTCCGGTGGTCCTGACCCAGACCAGCACCGCACTGCAGGGTGTTAGCGTCTGTTTCACCGGGTTCCGTGACAGCGATCTGGAAGACTCCATCGTGGCGGCAGGTGGTGTAATCAAGTCTGGTGTCAGCAAGGGTCTGACCTACCTCGTCACCAAGGACCCCACCTCGACCTCTGGCAAGGCTCAGAAGGCTCGCGACCTTGGTACCAAGGTCATCTCTCCGGACGAGATGAAATTGATGGTGGTGAACTAAATGTCCAACAATCCCAAAGCAGCAGAAGTGGCAGTCGCCCATGGTGATGTGATAAAGGAAGCTAAGAAGCTCATAGAAGACCTCAAGTCTCTGGTTCGCAAGATGGAAACCAATCGACAAAAGCTTTCTCAACCAGTGAGTTAACCCTCCTATAAAGAATCCGAAATTAGAGAGGATTATGAGCACACACATGGAACCCATCACCATAACAATAGTCGTACTGGTTTTAGCTTCTTTGGGTACCGGATTCGGTGCTGGTTGGGGGCTGAAACCGGACGGTGCTGCCAAGGCCATAGAAGCCCAGACTGAGAGCATAAAAGCGGTCCAAGATGGTCAGGTCAAAATCACCGAAATGGTGAACCGCCCCATAGTGATAGACGCCGAACTCAAGGCAGGGCTCAGCAAGATCCCAGTTCAGTGCATGAGTGAAATGGGAGGCGACCCCACCTCAGTCCAGTGCCAATGGGCCACCTGTCTCCAGTTTGGGCAGTCACCCGCCCAAAGACCGGAGTGCAGAGCCATCGAGGAACTCATGATCTCCTCCATGAAAGACGCCAAGTGCGAGGAAATTAAAAAAGAAGAAATCAAAAAACCATGAACCCATGAGTAAAGTGATTCATGACATACCTACCCCGATTGCTAGCACGGTTACCTGATAGGTTCCAGTGGTTGGTGCACAACATTGTTGGGCACCCATTGTCGGAACTCCTATACCAGATCGGACTCGGTTTGTGGGCGGATTATGTCCATGATTTTACCATCCCCGCCGACCACAAACCCGGTACGGGTCGTGGTTAGGGGGACTCCAGAAAACGGGTTCCGGACAGACTCCACAGAGTCCTCCGTATGAGTAGGTCGGGTAAGAAAACCGCCCCGTATAAAGAGTCCTCAGCACAAACCGGGGCCGATTGCATATACGCACAGGAGGCCAAACGTTGGAAACTCCTGACGAGGGAAGAAGAGAAGGCACTGGCCACCAAGTGCGTGTGGGATTCCGGGAACCAAATCCCGGTACACGTTCGGAACTCAAGAGAAGAATTTTTCAAGAGGAACATGCGGCTGGTCATATCCATGTCCAAAAAGTATGGGACTGCAACTCCGGGTGTAACTCAGGCAGACCTAATACAGGAAGGTTCCATAGGTCTGATGCGAGCCATCGAGAAATTCGATCATACGCGTGGGGTCAAATTCAGCACCTACGCCGTCTGGTGGATACGCCAAGCCATGACCAGAACGGTGTACCAGACCAGCAGTCTGGTAAGGCTCCCAACGAACGTGATTTCAAGCAGATACAAACTAATCCGTATAATGAACTCCCCCGAGTATGCGGGTATTCGGGAGTACGAGACCCGTGCCGGTGTAATAAACAAGATTTCGGAAGACACGGGCTGGGAAGTCTCCTACATAGAAAAACTTCTGGATGCCCCTTTTGTTAGATCCACGACGGATGACGAAATCCTAGACACGATCCCAGATTCTCATGCGAACACAGAGACCATGGACTTGGATTTAGACTTCACTTTGGTAAGCGAACGTGTAAACAAAACCTTCAAGGAACAGTCCGTCCCAGACAGAGACGTGTCCATATTCTGGGATTGGATCACCAATAGTTATTCCTTGTCCGAGATAGGTCTTAAGCATGGTATCACGCGGGAGAGAACTAGGCAGGTTGTGCTTAGTCTAATCTCCCGCTGTTCGTGATTTCAGCTAATGGTACTCGTATCCGTCACTTTTAGCTGAAATCACGGCCATATGGTACGCTAAGATCCCGTAGGCTACTGGAACCTTACGGAATTCCTCCATACCACGTACAGAACCTAAGGCGGTCTGGTACACCGCCAGAAGCCAGCAATAGGCTAGGTCCAATTCCCTCTTGTTACCATGGATTATAAAACGGGTCCCACCTGCTATCCCATTGTCATACCCAGTGTACTTGATTTCCGACTTTACGATCTTCATTGTCTTCCTTGCTCCTCTGATTTTGATCTTGGTCATTTATACTCCTTTCTTGTATCTGAATCAATCCCCTGAATACTACCGAAAATCGAAAATAAACCGCGAAAACCGCGAAAAACACGTATACCTTATGGGGGGAACCAAAATACGTATGCCTCGAAAAATACGTATGCCTCCGGAGAGGTACATACTTTTCGAAAAACGCATACATACGGGTACACGCGGAGGCGGAAAGAGGGAAAGAAGAGAGAGAAAGAAGAGAGGGAAAGAAGACAGGGGGAAAGAAGGGGAGAGAAGAAAGACAACCAGAAGCAAATTAAGAACCGAGGGGCTTCCGGAAAATCCATTTAAAGAAACCGATTTCTTGGTGTGCGAGAACCTAATTCCGCTTACAGATATATATACGTATATTTGATCTTGTGTTCAAGCGGTTTTGGGGGCACTGCCGTGTGTTGGTTCAGGAATGTATCCTGGGACTTCATTCCTGAGACTTTGTTTCCGGACTGTATTCCAAAGTTAATAAATCTGACCAGATTCCAGAATAATCACCCCGTATTCCCTTCACAGGGACATAGGGTTGGATACTCGGGTGTCGTGTTATTAATTCTGAACCCCAGTCCGGGAATAAAGTCTCAGAACAATTTCTTTTGAATCTTGAGTCTTGTTTCTCTCAAGGTATTTCACGAAGACGAAGATTTGTATAAAAGGTTAGAGACAGATAAACCCAACCAATTCCAGACCCCCACTGAGGGGTTCAAGGAGACAAAGACCATGTCCACCACTCGGCACTCCCACCTTATCGCCAACCCCCTGAAAATGATGGAGTTCGTCACGGGCGGAAACGCTATCGTGACCTTCAAAAACCGGGACACCGGGAATCGCGCCACCTACAAGGTGATCGCAATCGACCCCGTACTGACTGGGCGCACCGACCTGTTCGAGGTCTGGACCTTCACCGGGAGCAACAACCAGCGGAAGACTGACTACACCCTGCTGGGCGTGGTCACCGGAACCGGAGACTTTCGATACCGCACTGCCATTGATGACCTCAACGACCTTGAGGCCAAAATGGCTAAGGGGCTGAAGGGTCACTGGGTGGATGGGAACCCCGGATTCCTCAAGAGCGTGCGTTCAGCCCTTGAAAAGGGGTACACCCTGTCGAATGCCCAAGAGTTCCGCTTGTTGGGGGCTGTAAACAAGTACGGGGTGGATACGGGCTGGTACAAAGTGACCGACCCGATCCGTGTTCGGGTGTTCCCGTGGCTCTGGGACATCTTCCGCTTCGGGCGCGACGTCCCGGCCAATGTTGAGACTTGGCACGAGGGTGGTTGCTGCCAGTGCTCCCACAAGCTGACCGTTCCCGCCTCGATTGAGATGGGTATGGGTCCTGACTGCGCGGCTCAGTCTGGGCGTATGGAAGAGTGGGAAGCCCTCGACAAGTTGCTCGGTCGCGACCTCGACAAGTTCCTCCAGCAGACGGGGCGGGTCGAGAAACTCCAGGCCACAGCTTGAAATCAATAAATAGGAGACTAAAATGAATTTCCCCGTAGCAGTAACCAATCGCAAGGCTCAGCTTCTGAGCCTTGGTCGGGCGGTCTCGATTCTGGTGGACACCGGAAACCCAGCGCGGTTGACCCGCTCTGAGAAGACCCCGATGGTTCCCGGATCCCTGCGTGAAAACGCAGACGGTTCCATCACCGGAATGTGCGAGTCTTCCACCGGAGATGGCACCGTCTATGGGGTTACGATCCATGGGGTGGAACGTGGTCGAATCCGCAGGGTCAGCTGCTCCTGCGAGGACCACCTCCACCACAATTGGGCGTGCAAGCACGTGTTTCGAGTCGCCAAGGAATTCGTGATCCGTGGTCGCAAGGAATGGGTCCTGCTCGTAAATCTTGAGGAGGTGTACAATGGGACCCGCTAGACACGTTATCATTGGGGACATCCACGGGTGCCTCAACGAGTTCAACGAACTCTTGTCGGTTCTGGACCTCACCACCGAAGACACTGTGATCTTGGCTGGGGACTTGGTGGACAAGGGATACGACTCCGCTGGGGTGGTCAAGCGCGCCCGTGAATTGCGAGAATCGGGCACCGTCCGTCAGGTGGTGCTGGTGATGGGGAACCACGAGGAGAAGCACTCCCGGTTCCGCACCAGAATGATCGCGGGTGCAGACGTCACTGCCCTGAAGGGTCACGAAGAAATGTCTGAGATCACCCGTGGTCTGACTGTTGAGGATGTGTTTTTCCTGAATTCAGCGATTTTGTTTCACCGTATTCCGGGATACAATTCAATCGTCGTTCACGCGGGTATCCCCCTCGGTTTGCAACACTTACCCCCCTCTCCTGAGGGTCTCGCTGAGATCCCCCGCAAGGAACGCGATCGGATGAATCTCATGCTCCGAATCAGGTACTTGCGCCCGTCCACGGGCAACATGGTTCCGATGGGTCAAGAACAGGAGGGGGATACTTATTGGGCACACGCTTATGACGGGCGATTCGGACATGTTTTTTTCGGACATGAGCCTTTCATCCCCGGCACTTCGAACAGTGCGTATGAATTCCCCTTCGCGACTGGTCTCGATCACGGTTGCGTATTCGGTGGCAGTTTGACCGCCATGGTCCTAAGCCCGAACCGTGCCGATCTAGTCTCTGTCAAGGCTCATGCTGCGTATAATAAGTCGTACGCTCAGGAAGTGTAAGAAAACTTATCTGCAGTTTGGTAGGGTGGGAAACTCACCCATCTTGAACACCATCCTCCCAGCTGCAGATTCGGTCAATAAATAAAGAAGGATGGGTGGGGCACGCAACACAGTGCAATTTCCTTGAGCTTCATGCAGAAGTCCCAAGGGGAGACAAGCGCGATCGTACAGGCCAAAAGGGGGGTTCAAGTCCCCTTTCCCTTTTAAAGAGGGTTAGGTAACCAGATCGCGGTAGCGGAGGAAGGTGGCTCTTCCACCAAAGCGAGGGCGGCACCGGAGCCACACGGTGCCGCCCGACTTGCTTTTTAGGTCTTGATGATGAAATTCAAGGCCAAGAAGGGGTGCATGTTGGCGTGCGGAAGCCCGCCACCCGTACTGTTGATCGTGAGGGCGTGCGGCAAGTCCCACACCTTGAGTTCACCGAGGCTGGGGTCAACCGCCGTAGCCGTGTTGGTGCCGTCCGCGAGCACGAGGCCGAGGTTGCCCTGTCCACCCGTAGCGTTGCTCGTGTGGGTGTGCGCGGGCATCATGGTCGAGTCGAGCGTGACCGTCTCGGCACCGCCCGTCGCGGCGAGCGCACGCGGCGTAAGCCCCGCACCCGCACCCGCACCAAGTGGAGAGCGACCACGGAGGTCGGGGAGGTTGAACGTCGTAGAGCCGTCACCGACACCGTAGGTCGTGCCACTAGCGGTGAACAGGTCGGCGTAGAGCGTGCGGCTGACGGCAGAGCCGTTGCAGAGCAGGTAGCCCGTAGGAGCCGCAGCCCCTGCGAACATGGTGACCGACCCCGCAGGGACGATCGAACTCTTGATCTCCGCCGTCACATACCCAAGGTTCACGAACCCACGGATGGTTCCCGTTTCGAAAGAGGCAGCGACCTCTCCGGTGTAGGTGAGGTCGATGCTACCGTTGACCGGGACGTAGACCGGACCAGCACGACGGTATGCGGTATGTCCATCCGTGGTAGGATAGATGTCCTGGAGTAGCAACTCCGCCGTCGTGGTTCCCGTGTGCTTAACTCGAACGAAGATTCCGTACATGTGCATTCCCTCTCATGGTGGGAGGCGCGGATAGAACGATTACCGATACCTCCTTTAAAGGAATGAACCCATGAATCTCAACCCGCTCGACCTCAACCCGCTCGACCTCAACCGACTCGCCCTCCGGATTGAAAACCTCGTACAGACCTCGACCTACGGGTGGAATCCTGGAGATTCCCTGGATATGAGGCGTCTTCTCCCGGATCCCCACGACAAGGAGGGTAGATTCCGGCTTCCCCACCCTGACCTGCTACGTGCTGGAGGTACGAACCTGCACGACTACCAGAGATGGGTCAGGTGGTGTTCAGATCTGGAGCATCTCAAGACCCGGAATCGTCCTATGCACCCCCACCGCGTCATGAGAGATATGATGCGTGGAAGATTTTATTGAGTCTTATTTTCTCATTGGGGGTCAGAGTTAACCAATTCATTAACCTTATACTTCCTTGACACGGGAAGTATTGGTTATACTCTTAGGTATTAACTCTGAGCACCAATCGAATAATAGCCAATAACACTGAATAAACGAGAAATAATTTCACGGTTCTTTGCATTTGTATAAAAGGATGTGAGGGGAGGATACAGAATCCTCCCCCAATCAACCCCAATCTTCCGTTCTCCCACTGAGGGAGACAAGGAGTTTCTCATGACCGCTTCTCTCGACACTCGCCTCTCCTGTTCCGCTTGCGCCTACAAAGGTCACTCTCTGGTCGACCACATGGCGTCCAGCCACCCCAGTGTAGACACCAGCGGCATGGTCCTTTTGTCGGACACGTTGACCACGAGCTTCGATGATTCCCGTAAGGGCGTCACCCGTCGTCCTGCGACGGTGAACGAGCTTGAAGCCAACCTGATGGGCCACAAGGTCCGGGTCAACCACCAGATCCGCGAGGACCAGTGCCTCCCCTCGGTCCCGAACTACGCCTTCCCCACCAAGGGTGCGGCCAAGGGTTGTTTCGAGCGTGCTCTTCTGGCGTTGGTTCGTCAGAAGCCGGTGTTCATCTGGGGTGGACCCGGAACCGGCAAGGATGCCGTCGTTCACGCCTATTGCTCCATGACCCGCACTCCCAGCTTGGTGTTCACGTTCACCCGTGGCACCAACGTGAAGGGCTGGTTCTACAGCCGCTCGATTGGGAAGGAAGGCACCGGTTGGGAGTACGGTGCTCTCTGGAATGCGCTCGTCCACGGCATCGAGGGTCGTGACGGCAAGCGTTACCCGGCTTTGATTCTGTTCAGCGACGTTGACCGTGGTGACGACGATCAGCTGGAAGAGTTCCGCTTGGTGCTGGACACCACCAGCAAGCGTATCGTCGGTCCTGACGGCAGCACTTCCAAGATCATGGAGGGAACCCAGTTCGCGTTCACCGCGAACTCCAACGGCAACGGTGCCGAAGGGATGTCGAGTCGCCCCATCGACGCTTCGTTGATCGACCGCATGGGTCGCTTCGTGGAGTTCACCGCTCTGCATTGGGACGACGAAGGGAAGGTCCTCCGCGAGAAGTTCAGCCTGCTGAACGAGCGTTGCCCTGACATCTTCGACCAGCTTGGGGCTTCGGTCGCTGGGCTTCGGTCGCTGATCAAGGATGGACGGCTCTTCGCAGAAATCAGCCACCGTGGCTTGTGCGAAATCCTGAGCGAGTGTGAGGATCTCGTGTGGTCTGCCAATGGCAAGGTCCCCACCAACGTCCTGCGTCACGGCTTCAAGGCGTGGCTCGACCGTCTGGACCACGACAATCAGATGATCGCCAAGACGGAGATCAACGCCCAACTCAAGGGTGGCACCTTCTCCGACGAGGCGGCGGTCTGAACCAATCCCCCCCCACTGCCCCCAAAAGGGGTGGTGGGGGGGATTTCAAAAGCCTCCACATTTGTATAAAAGGATGTGAGGGTGTGGTACCTAGAATCGTTCCCTCTTTTTCAGTCAACAATCCCGTTCTCCCAATGAGGGAGACAAGGAGTTTTTCATGCAATTCCCCATCAATTCCTCTGTGGACTCTTGGAAGCCCATCGTCCTGAATGTGATCTCCTCCAATGCGGCGACCACCGAAATCCGGGTCACCGAGATTGCGGACGCCATTGAAGCCCTCCCGGCCTTCCCCGGCTGGGCCTCGTGGGGCACGATCACCCAGCGCAACGAGGAGTACCCCGTGGCGCGTCGGGATATGGCGTTTGCGGCTTCGCGACTCCGCGACGAGGGGAAAGTCTTCTCTCCGGTCCGTGGTCGCTACACCATGGTGCCTTGTGCGGTTCCGATGGTTGTGACTCCGGTGGCTCCGGTGGTTCAGGCTGTGAACCAGCCCGAACAGGCAGTTCAGGCAGTTCAGGCTCCGGTGGTGAAGACGGTCGTGGTTTCGACCGTCCCGGCCAACGATCCTCTGCTGGTCGAGGACACCGGACTCCGTCGCATGATGATCGCGGGGACCCGGTGCTTCGGTCTCTACCATGATCGCGCACCGACTTGCAAGACTTGTCCCCTCGCTGGCTTCTGTTACGAGGCTGGGAAAGCCGACTACGGTAACATCGCGGCTCGTCTTGACACCGCCACTCTCGCGGCTTTGGAAGCTGCAGCAGCCCCCAAGGTGGTTGAGGTTGCACCCACTCCTGCGCCCACCCCCACTCCTGCCCCCACTCCTGTTGCCCCTCAAACGGGGGGAGTTATGTACAGCCACCGTGTGGGTGCCGAGTACACTCTGGACACGGCGACATTCAAGCTGTTCTGCTCCGGGTGTCGTGGTCTGATTGATTCTGGTACACAGTTCGCTCGCGTCCCCAATCACGGGGTCTACCATGTTGGTTGCGTGCAGTAGCTCGCCTCTTTCAACGTTTCTCCCCACTCAAGAGGCATAAATAGCATGCGTACGATGAATCTCCCCGACAGTTCCGCCATTGATAGCTCCACCCCGGTAGCACAAGTTGCCGAGGCTGCTCTCGGTCTGGTCGCTATCACCGATTCCCTCAACAAGGAAATCGAGCGATTGAAAGTTCTGATCCGTGCTGGCACCAGCGGCAAAATCACCAATATCGACACCCCGAACGGATCGGTGTCGGTGGTCCGACCTGACCCGTCTTGGACCCTCAGGGATGGCAAGACTTACAAGGACGTTCAGCGGGAACTGGGGGACAAGTCTTCTATGTTCTTCGCGACCCACATCCAGATCGCCCCTCACCGGGACCTTGCCAGCCGTTTGACAGCAATTGACGACGTCTATCTCAAGAATACAGTGCTGGATCTGGTGGATCACAATTCCGCCACCCCTCGTGTCGGGTTCAAGTCCTTTAAGCCCACCGAGGAGGTGTAAACATGATTACCCTTTACAAATTTATGATCACCAGTCCCGATGGGATGTTGCACCCCAGATGCAACGAAAACATTTGGGGTGCAGTGTGGTTTTCCACCCCTGAAGAAGCCATTCAAGGATTTCAAAACTTGGTTGAGGAATGCCTAGCTGAACGGGATTCCATCGTGAAAGTCGTTCCTCGTGAATTCGTTGTATCCGAACACGCAGCCCGTGGCACCACCGTGATTCTCGATGAAGAGCACGGCTTGGCGACTTGGATCTGGGACTCGGGCCTCTCTCATGGGGAACTCGTAAAATATTGGTCCGACCTCCTTTCTGTGGACCACCTGTATTTGAGACTCAAATTACTCCCCGGCATGATTACGTGTGTCCTACCAACTGGGTCTCACGGTCTGGTCCTCTCCAAAGACGGGAACTCCGTGATTCGGTGTGGCGGGGGAGTTTGGACTTCCCATCTCTGGAAAGACAACGATTCTTGGCTCCAAGATGATAAAGGAACCCGAATCCACCACAGGGGATTTCAGGAAAACGGACATTTGTATAAAAGGATGTAAGGGTCAATCCTTCTAATTTCCCAATCTTCCGTTCTCCCAATGAGGGAGACAAGGAGTTTCTATCATGGTCGATCGTAGCAAATGGCTCGCCTCGCAACAGGTAGCTGCCCACTCCATTCTGGGCAAGAACGAGATTCCGGTTTCGTCCCAAGGATCTAACTTCTACAACGTTGGTCGCTGGACCTGCCGTGTGGCGCAGTCCAAGATCACCGACTCTCTGAAGTTGGGCAACGCGTTTTCTCGCGAAATGGTGATGAACGCCATTCTGGTGGCAAACCGCCAGTACGTCAGCGAGAAGAAGATCGTGATCGCGTCCACCCCGGAGAAGTTGCCGGGTTGGCTCCACCGTGCCTCGATTGGTGGGGTCTATCATGAGACTTGGCACACCAGATACTCCTGCCAGCGTAACCTCACGATGGATGAGGTTTACGAGCCGCTTGTTGAGCGTTGGGATCTGGTGCCTGATTGGCGTCCCTATTTGGGGATGGTCCTGATGTGGGGCAACGTGGTAGAAGACATCCGCATCGAGCGGGTGGGTTGCCGGGAGTATCCGGGTGCCGACTCCGTGATGCCTGACCTCCAAGACCTCATCCTCCGCATGGAAGCCGAAGGTCGCGAGGCCAGCGACCATCGCAAGAATCCGGGTGCCGACACTCTGGGCACCATCATGTGCATCTTCCGGGATCTTGGTCTTGGCTACCAGTCTTCCCTCCAAATCCGCACTCTGGAGGACTACAAGACCCGGAACCCCAAGGCGTGGGATCTGGTCACCAATGGTGCGATGCGCCCGTTGCTGGACCGTGCAATCAACCTCTCGGCCAAGGACGATCTCGGTCACTGGTGGATTGCGCTGGAGGTTGTGGGGATGCTCTACTCCCTTGGCCACAAGCAGGAGAAGCCCCAGCCCCAGCAGCCCCAGCAGGGTGGTGGTGCTGAACCCGAGCCTCCTCCCCAGCCTGCTCCCAAGGACTACGTTCCTGACGAAGAACCCCGTAAGGCTCCTTCCGAAGAAGCTCCTGCTGGGACCAGCGCAGAGGGTGACCGACCCCACCTCTACCGTGTCGGTGACCGTGCCACTCTCAAGGGTGGTGTGTACAAGGGACGGAAGGTCGAGGTAGTCTTTGCTGGGGTGCCTGACCAGACTGGAAAGCAGGACTTGCAGTTCTCCCTCGTTGAGGACGAGGATTGACCAAATAATTTCACCAGAGTTCACATCTGTATAAAAGGATGGAGATTTCCAATGTCCACCGAAATGATCATGATGCGACTCGGCCTTCAGTTGGTCGGGTTGAATACCGACCTCGCCCCCATTGAAGAAGACGAGTCCTCCGAAGCCAGCGGTGGAAAGGGCACTGAATCGGACGAAGAAGAAGAGTCCGACGAAGAAGAGACCGAAGAAGAAGAGTCCTCTGGTGGTTCTTCTGACGAAGAGTCCGAAGACTCGGACGATTCCGAAGAAGACGAGTCGGACGATTCCGAAGACTCGGACGAATCGGACGAATCGGACGAATCGGACGAATCGGACGATTCGGACGAATCCGAAGAAGACGAGGAGTCCGAAGAGACCTCTGGTGGTTCTTCTGACGAATCTGAAGACTCTGACGAAGAGTCGGAAGAAGAGTCCGAAGAGTCGGGCGAAGAGTCGGGAGAATCGGGCGATGAGTCCGAAGAAGACTCCGCTGAATCTGCTGACGTCAGCGATGGTGCTGGTGACCCCAGCGAGTCCGAAGACAGCGAAGAGTCCGAAGACAGCGACAACGAGTCCGAAGGTGGCACTGGTCCTTCTTCTGACGACGAGTTCGGGGCCAGCGTCCTAGACGGTCTTGAGTCGGAAGACGTCGGCGTGAAGAGCAGCAACGAGGCCCTCAAAGAGGGTGTCGAGGAATGCCGCGACGAGAACGTTCTGCCCAACGAGATGGTCTGGCGTCCTTTCTCCACGAGCGGGGACAAGGTCTTGAAGCCCAAGACGGGTCCCGAGGCCGAACAAAAGGCAGTGCGCGCCCAAAAGGTGGTCTCCACCATTGTCGCGGCACTCCGCGCCCAGTTTCGTAACAAGTACCTCCGCGCTCGCACCCCCGAAGTAAAGCACGGGGTTCGTCGTGGTCAGGACCTTTCTGAACGTCGCTTGGTAGACTCCATGGTGGAAATTCGGTCTGGGGTTGCCCCAAGCCGTCCCTTCATGAAGCTCAAGCCAGCCGACGACGAGAGTCTCGCGATCGCTGTCGTCGGTGACGAGAGTGGTTCTATGGCCGGTGAACGTGCCAAGAACGCTGCCCTCGCGATGCTGGCGGTTGCCGAGACTTTCGACAGTCTGGGTTCCCCGATCATGTGCTGTGGCATCCGTGACGGTGACAGTTATCATTACAACACCGATGGTGTTGCAGACACCGGGACCGTGTACCACCGCAATCAGTCCGTGACGGTCGACCTGTTCAAGGATTGGGACGAGCCGCTCCGGACATGCCGCGCTCGCTTCGCTGGATACCGCGCCACTGGTGGTACGCCGCTGAGCGATGGAATCCAGTACGCTCTGGAAGCCATTTCTCGTCGTCAGGAGAAGCACCGGATCATCCTCGTGATGACCGATGGTCAGCCGTCTGACGGTCAGGTGGTTGCTCGCCAGATTCGCCTCGCCAAGGAAGCTGGCATCACCATCGTGGGTATTGGCATCGGTTACGGCACGGAATTCGTGAACGAGTTGTTCGACACGGGCATCGTGATCGAGAACCTCAGCCAACTCCCTATCACGCTGGTGAAGACGGTCGATGGAATCGTCTTCCCTAAGCAGGGTGGAAAGAAGGTTGCCCTCGACGCGAGCACGGGTCTGGTCCCCAAGCGGTTCTAATCAAAACAACAAATGGGAGACTGAAAGTCAATGCTGAACACCATCCTCGATCGTTTCGTTATCCTGTGGGATGCACCGAAGGATTGGTCCCTAAATGGGGGCCTAATCTGGCTCGTAGGGATTTTAGTCGTGTTTGCCGGAATGCTGGCATTCTTTTCAGTCTCTGATCTGGTGTCGAATTTGAACTCTGGTGACGAGGGATAATTTCACGAGACTTCACATTTGTATAAAAGGACAGAGAGGCGAACAAAAGAGCTTCTTCTTCTAAAACACCCCTCGTGCTCTACTGAGCCAAAGGATTTAAACGACATGACCACTTCTCCCACTCCCCGCCAACCCCTCGCGCTAGACTCCGATTTCCGTGCTGCAGCTATTGCGGTGCTTAACCAATACCGTGGCAACGGACACATTTTTTCCGGCGGAACCGGAGTCAGCTGTTACGTCTGGATCGTCGGGCCGAGCAACCGTCCCGGTGAGCGGATCCGGGTGCTCTTGGGAGGTTACGACCTCGATCTCAGGGGTGACCTCAGGGCTGCGTTGCGGGCAATCCCCGGTTGTGGTGAAGTCACCATCAACGTGGACTGAAAACTGAAATAATTTCACGAAAGCTTACATTTGTATAAAAGGATAGAGCGGTGGTAATCATCGCTCCTTCAGTCTCAACCCACCCGTTCTCCCAATAAGGGAGACAAGGAATCTCTACCATGATCACCAACGCTTCCACTTCTCTCTCCTCCCTCGTCGAGACCCTCTCCACCGCTCGTGCGGGATTCACCGGCCTCATCGTCCGCAAAGCGGGCGTTGTTCGTGGTGGTCAGGCCAACCCCGTCACCTATGGCGACGATTTGGTCCACGCGGTGATCGTGTCGGGCTTCCGCTACGGCTCCCTCGTGGAGAGGTCGGTGGTTGCCCTCGACGCCATGACCGACTCCGACATGGATGCCATCGTGGCTCGTGGCTATCAGGGCTGGGTCCGCGTGTGGACCAAGTCGATGTCTTTGCCCGAACTCGTGAGCGCGTGTCAGGCCGAGGGTGTGGACGCCACGGGCAAGAAGGCCGATCTGATTTCGCGCCTTGAGGCGGCGGTTCCGGGTGGTCAGCGTCAGGTGGCGATCACCCGCGCCGACTTGGACGCGGCTCGTGTCTCTTTGCGTGCCGACCTCCAGTCCACGGTCGATGGGACCAACGAGTCGACCACGGACCACGTTTTCGAGCCTCTGGTTCGGGATGGTCAGACGGTTCGTGGTGCGCGGGTCTACGTCGGCAATCCCGACCCTCTTCAGAACGCCAGCGAGCCGGGCACCATTTACCTGCAGGGGTTGGTGATCGGTGAGCGGGTGCTGGAGGTTGCCGCCAACGGTCCGGCTCCTGAAACGAAGAGTGCTCCGGAGACCGTCGCCAAGGCTTCCTTGCGCCGTCGCCTCCCGGTCTCGCGTTACGTCAGCTACCGCTTGACTCCGGGTGGTGACTGGATCCTGTCTGCTGGTGCGGCTGCGGCTACTGCTGCGGACCAGAACGGTGTCACCACCGATCCGGCTCGTGTTGCGGCAATCCGCGACCTGCTGGTCGCCTGATCTGATTTCTGACTCGGGATCTTATACCCCCCATGGACTCTCTGTTAAAGAGTCCATGGGGGGTTTTCCGCGTTTCTAGACTGTAAAAACAACCATCACACAAGAGGATTCTAAAACCAATGAAAATCGCCATGACCGAAAACGCCGCTGGCAACCACTTTGTCGCTGGTCGCAGTGGAACCTTCATCCCGAACGTGACCCCGGATGAATTTATGACTGCCCTCGCTGAAAGGATGGCATCCGGTGACACCATCCTGAGCGGTGGTTATGCTCCCTTTTGTAAGCACATCTTCGTGCGGAACTTCACCAACGCGTCTGCAGGTGTGGCTCGTATCACCGATGGGAACCGACACTGGCTCATGACGGGATACGAGGCACGTCGTCCGGAGGAACTCCCCGTTCTGGTGCGGTGGTTCCCTCGTGACGCCATGCCTCTAGAGAAGTCCGAATGGCTGGACGTTATTTTGTACTCCGGTGAGCAACTCCTCAAGGAGGAGGCTCCTACTTCCTCCTTGGAAGAGTGGGGCATCGTCGCCATCCACAGTGCTTCCCACCCTTTCGAGTCGCCCATGATTCCGGTCACCATGATGCGCAACGCCTTGGGAATCGATGAGGGTGGTTCTGGGGTCCCATTGGACCGTGAAGCCTACCTCAAGGGAGTTAAATACTGGGGCGATCACGCAGTCCTCCGCTGAGTTTTATTCCACCGGTATTTCGAGTTAATAAAAGCCGCCACCCTGTACTCTCTTGAAGGAGATACAGGGTGGCGGCTTTTCTTGTATTAACTTTGGAACCCAGTCCGGAAATAGGCAACCATTTAGAGTGGAGTCTGGTTATGGAAAGAGCCCAAGTTTTCCTATTTATAGGCCTGTCTATTCTGTCTCCAGTGTTGGTTCTCCTGTGTGTCTCCGGGTATAAAACTTTCAAAGAACTCCGGAGGAGGCACTGGCGGTTGCTGATTCGGACTTCCAAGACCAGCGGTTCCTACCAGAGTGTGGTACTTCCAGAAGACAAGGGTGTCCGAGTACTCCTGAAGTGGAGACCCACCGACCTTGTTGGGTTCACTGGTGGGGAGTGGACCTACTACAAAGACTTTGACAACAGTAAAGACTTTGACAACAGTAGCAAAGTGTCCTGGGTTGATAGACTCAGGAGTTCTAAGAACCCATAAGAACCCTAGGTTATTTCCGGACTGGGTTCCAGAATTAATAAATTTGAATTCTAGACAAATCCACCACCCTACGTTCTCTTCACGGGAACATAGGGTGAAATTGTATAAGACGCTTTGATTAACTTTGGAACCCAGTCCGGAAATAACCAGTATAGAGGGGAATCTGTACAATAACGCCAAAACACCTTGAAGCCATCGGATAAGCCCATAGACGGGGCCTATGGGCTGGTCTCTGGTCATAGGACCGAACTATGGCTTATAATAAATTCCTGGCTCCACCTACGGTTTTCTTGTTTCGGTAGACATCGAGACTGTTTCTCGATGGTCTCTTGGGTTGTTTTACCCCCTCTCCTAAACTAGTACGAGGGGGCTAACAAGATATGGGGAGAAGATAAAAGAAGAGATAGTTTCAAAAATCCCCACATTTGTATAAAAGGATGTAGAAATTACTTAAATTAAATTAATACTGGAGCTTTGTCTACATGTACCAAAGCAAAAACCCCTCCGAGATCCTTAAAACCCTTTACAACATCTCGTGTGGCAACGGGACTCCAGATGTGGAAGACTACCGTACGTATATGTTGAGGGACCAGAAATCCTCTTCACAACCCCCCACAGATGGTAAAAATCGGGAGGGCCAGATACCATACGAACGTATAAACCACGCTGCTGCCCAGTGGAAAGTAACGACTTTCACCATAATCTTGGTGTCCCCAGACAAATCCCGGTATCATGTTATAGAGAAGACTTCCACGGACAGCCTAGACTTCTATGTGTACGACCGGTCCACGAGGCCATACCCTGATCACAAGTGGAAAGCTCCGAATAGCACCGACATCTGGTGCTTTGGTACAGGACCAGAGCACCTCTTTTCCATCTGGAACCAGATTAGAAACCAGATCCAGCTGAAGGTGGCGGGGGGATACAAGTTTGTGGTGCAACAGGATAACGCACAAGACAAGAATTCTCTGGATTGTACTAAGTTCTCCTGTATTGTGTGCTCTGTCGTATACTCTCTTGTTTTAGCCCACTGTACTGATAGCACCAACGCTTTTGAGGGGTTTTTAAACGAAGTACTCTACATCGGGATTGTAGTACCAACATCTTCGAAGGATTGTAACCCAGAAGACGTTGTCTGCACCCTCTTAGACAAGAATTATTCCACAATCGCTCTTGCACCTTACGAGTCTGTAAGTTCTGGTCTCTGATAGGAGACCAGACTGACCGGATAATTTCACGGAAACCTAGATTTGTATAAAAGGATAGGAGACCAAGACAAGAAATGAAAAACGACAACCCCTCAAAACTCGTTATGTCCAGCGTCCTAGACTCGAACACCTGTGCTCAGGACGTCCTGAACGTGATCTACGCTATCGCTTCGGGTTACGGTGTTAAATTTTCCAGCACGAGTCCGGGTTTCAAGAAGGGGCACTCGGCACTCATGATGAACACCGCTGCCCACTGGCGGAAAACGACCTTCACTGTAATCTTGGTAAACAAGAACCCTGCGACCAACACAAACAAGTTCTGGTCGATCGAGAAGAACTCTATGACCTCCGACAATCTCATCATTCGGTGGGGTCGGATTGGTACGGCTGGTAGTAACCAAGAAGTGGTTATCAATCACCCTGAGTACATTCAGAGTGAACATTTAAAGCTCATCAGGAAGCTCAACGACAAGCTCAAGGACGGCTACTCCTTCCACTCCGCAGAGATCCTCTGCGAGCGGGCTTTCACCGAGGTTGTTCTCGCCCCCCGTGGTGACGTACTCCTCTGTGGCGAGATCGTCCGGTACATCGGTTTGGACGACAAGCACAGTCCAGAGATGTGTAGTCTCATGGATAGCCAGTATAACATCTTGGCCCTCGCCCCTACAGAGGGTATCTCTGAGATCTTCTAAAATCTGGATACATAATTCCCATGAACGACGCTTCGAATTCTACCGTGAAGGAGTCCTATGTTCTTCTGGATACGAGCACCTGTAAACCACCGCAGTTCTTGACTGTCTCGGGTGAAACGACCCCCCATGGGCACCTCGCCGAGAAGTTTCCCTCCGCCAAAGTGGCAGAGAAAGTTCGAAAGATATGGACTCGCATATCCAATCCGTCCCCTTTGGGTCTTCCCAAGAAAGAATACACGGTGGCTCGCCTGACCGAGATACACATTTATGCCTTGACTTGGGAGGACCCGAAACCTTGATAACACCACAACAAAGTCACACTGCCCTGTTGGGGTACCTCAATGCGTTGAAATCTCTGGCCCTGCCAGATCGTTCGGGACCACACAACTACAGTTCGATTTATGACTTCGCACTCGACCGGGGTGTGTTCTTCGACCAGCAAGAACACCATGACTCTCGTGCTTCAGATCTGTTGAAGCAACAGAAAGACATCGTTTCTGCCGCTTCTTCCGGTATGAAGTTCGAACCCAAACAGTGTTTTTATAACTCCCAGATGCTCGTCCTCAACGACAAATCCGGAGAGCTTGAATACGCAGAGGGTTGGGCCATAGGTTACGGTATAATGCCGGTCCACCATGGGTGGGCTGTCTTCCGTGGTTCGATAGTCGTAGACGTAACTTGGCGTGGTGTATTCAAGAAGAAGTCTTTCGTACCACCCGAAGAACTGGTGTACTTCGGAACTGTCTTCAACAGGGACCTCATCCGTTCCCGGATTATAAACACCGGGTGGGCTGTCTCTGTCATTGACGACTATCAGAACGGTTGGCCTGTCTTAAGTTGGCCCCGAATCAACAACCTCGACTACATCACCCCGGAGCACACCCTATGTTCACCCCCACCGTCAACGGCAGCATCCGGTTCCGTCCCGGCATCACCACCGTCACCGGCCCCGCAGGGTCGGGCAAGAC